ATTAGACCTATTTCTTCATTTAATATAATTTCTGCGGAATGTGAGGAATTTAAAAAATGTTGGTATCTTAATAATTTACAGCCCCTGTGGGCTATTGATAATTTAAAAAAAAGTAATAAAATATTATGAGTAATTTTATAAAAGGAAATATAACTTCATTTCCTCACCAAAAACGATCTAGGGCTGCTAAAACTAAAGCATTTTTTAAAGAATGTGTAGAAGCTGCTGATATCATTGTTGGTTCTGATACCAATACTTCAGTTCGGGCATCTATGGCAGAGAAAATTAGTAACTACAATTTAATCAATAATATTGTTGATCCTAAAGAAGTAACAAGAGCAGTAAATCCATATAATTTAGAAGCAGATTTTGATGGAAATTATAAAAACTATCCATTAATTAATTCTTATCTGGCTGTTTTATTAGGTGAAGAAAGAAAAAGACGTTTTAATCCTATTGTTAATATGTCCAGTCCGGATATGGTTAATCAAAAATTAAAACAAATAACTGCTACTTTAAATGATGATTTTTTACGTAGAGTTGTTTCTCCTGAATTCAATGAAGAACAAGCTGCACAAGAGATTCAGAAGCAAGCTAAATGGATGAAATTTAATTATAGAGATCGCAGGGAGCGTATGGCTGCCCAGATTGTAAATTATGGTTTTCATCATCAAGGTATGAAGGAAATTTTTAGTAGAAATTTTGAAGATTTATTAGTTGGTGGTGAAGAAATAGGTGCTGCTGAAATTATGGCTGGTGAGCCTACATTTAGAAAAATCAATCCACTGCATCTGTTTACTATACGTTCTGGTGAAAGTCCTTATATAGAAGATTCAGATATGATTATAGAATTATCATATGTTCCCATAGGACAAGTAATTGATGATCATCATGATGAATTAACCTCTGCTGATATTAAGAAATTAGAAGAAGGCTACACTTATAACAGAACTGTAGCTGGTAGTCTATTCTCCCGACAACTAATTAACCAGCCCATTGATTTAACATCATGGGTCCATCAACAAGGTGGTATAGGTAATGTTGTTTCTGCTACAGCTAAACAAACTTCATTTTTAGGTGGTTCATTTGATGAACATGGTAATGTTAGAAAATTACGGTTAGTTTGGAGAGGCATGAGAAAAATGGGAATTTTACCCTTTATTGATGAAGAAGGAGATTTTCAGAAGAAATATATAGATGAAGATTATCCTTTATCAGATGAAGAAAAAGGATTTGTAAAGTGGGTTTGGATTAGTGAATATAATGAAGGTATTAAGTTAGGTGATGATATATTTGTAAAATTAGGACCACGTCCTATTCAGTTTAGATCACTGGATAATCCTTCAAAATGTAAACCAGGTATTGTTGGTACTGCGGTAAATATAAATAGTTCTGTTTCTGTATCTATGGTAGGTATGGCTAAAGATTATCAATTAACTTATAATTATTTTATGCATAAGTTATGGGAAGAATTAAAGACTTATAAAGGTAAAATTGCCAAAATAAGTACTTCAATGATTCCATCTGAATTTACTATGGATCAGTTTCTATATTATCTGGATCAAATGAAAATTATTTTTGAAGATCCATTTAAAGAAGGAAATAAAGGTGCGGCTATGGGTAAATTAGCTGGACATATGAATCAGTCAAGTGGATCTACTGAAATAGGAGATCCTAAAGTAATTGAAAGTTTATTAGGTATATTAACATTCCTGGAACATCGAATTGAAGATATTACTGGTATCACTCCACAACGAAAGGGTGCGATAGAAAATCGTGAAACTGTTGGTGGTGTTGAAAGAGCTGTAGCACAATCTTCCTTAAATACTGAACGATATTATTCTATACATGATAATTATCGTATAAGAAGTTTAGAGGTGTATTTAGAAACTGCTAAGTTAGCATGGAAAGGCCAGAAGTTTAAGAAACAATTTGTATTAGGTGATGGTAGTCAAGCGGTACTTGATTTTGATTCAAGTATATTTAATGAATCAGAATATGGTGTATTTATTACTAATGCTGCTGAAGATCATGAAATGATGCAAACTTTAAGGTCATTAGTACAACCATTCATTCAAAATGGTGGGAGTATGTCAATGGTGATGGAATTGTATCGTACACAAGACCCTGCTTCATTACAGCGTAAATTTGAAGCTTTTGAAGAACAAATACAACAACAAGCACAACAAGCTGAAGCTGCAAGGCAAAAGACTGAAGAACAGAAAACGGCTATGGAAGCTGAACAAGAAAATGCTAAGTTGGAAATGGATCAATATAAAGCTGATTTGGATAGTAATACTAAAATTGAAGTTGCTTTGATTGGCGCTGAAAATAAAGAAGGCGGAGAAGTAGATAATACCTCTGAAGATGCTGAAAAAGATCGTGAAGCAAAAATTAAAGAAGGCAGTTTAGCAGAAACTATTCGTAAGAATAAAGCAACTGAAACTTTAAAACGTGAAGACTTAAAAATTAAACGAAGCAAACCAATAGTTAAGAGTAAATAATAGAATTTCTACTTTTCAAAAGTAGATTACGTTATATGCATTTGAATTTTTATGCACTTTATTTGGTAATGAGAATTGTAAATATTATATTTGTAACAATTAAATAATAGAAGAATGAGCAAAACGGAAGTATTTAATACAGATTTTTCAGAAATGTCAGAGTTAGATAATACTCTAGATGTTAATGAAATCTTTGCAGAACAACCTGCAATAGAGGACGAGACTGAAAAACCTGGTGAGAAAGAAGACAAGAAAACTGGGGATGACCCAGATGAGAAAATTGAGAATCCTAGTACAGAATTGAATGTCAATAAAGTTTTATCAGAAGTTAAACCTGAAGATAAAACTGAAGACGATGGAACAAAAGAAGAGGACGATAAGGAAAAAACTGATGGTGAAGCCCCTGCGTCCAAACGAACTGAAAGTTCTTCTTCCGATGCTCCTTTTACTATTATCTTTGCTAGAGATTTGGACAAGCAGGGGCTTTTATCATCTTTTGATGAAGAAAGTTTTACCAAAGCAATAGAAGAAAAAGGAGATGCTACAGCATTAAGGGAATTAATTCAAGGCGAAGTTAATTCTAATATTGAAGTAGCTAAAAAAGACCTGGATACAGGTTATCAAGATTATCTACAAATGGTAGGTAAAGGTGTTGCTCCTGAAGCTGCTGGTAATTTATTAGAATTAAAAGAAAGATTTAATTCTATTGATGAAGCAAAACTTATAGACGAAGATAATATTGAACAACGAAGATCGTTGATGACAGATTATTTTAGTTTAACAACCCAAATGTCAGATACTAAAATTAAACAATTAGTTGATAGAAGTTTTGATATGGGGGATGATGCTGAAGATTCTAAAGAATATCTAACTGCATTAAAAACAATAGTTGCTAAAAATATTACTCAACAAGAAGATGGTGCTAAAGAGCAACAAAAATTAAATAATCAGGCTAAGCAACAAAGGTTGGAGGAATTAAAAGATAATATAAATGCTATTAATGAAATTATACCTGGTCAAAAAATAAATAAGCAAACTAAAAGCGAAATGTATGATATGCTTATAAAACCTATTCAAGATAAGAATGGTCGAACGACCAATAAAATATGGGCACAAAGAGCAGAAGATCCAATATTTTTCGATTCAAGAATAGCTTATTTATTACATACAGGGTACTTTGAAAAAGGACAGCCCTGGGATAAAATTAAAAATATTAAAACAAGTAAAGAAGCTTCTGAATTAGAGAGTTATTTATCAAATAAAAATAATACTAGTTCTAGGAGTGGAATGAATTTAGATTTAGGAAGACAAGATCAAAACGTTAAAGATTTAATTAAATCTACTAGTTCGATTTTGTAAGAGTAAATTAATTAATTAACCCCTTTAAATAATAATATAATGAATAAAGTGTCCCCACTTCAGGTCGTAGATCAAAAGTATTGGGGTGGCCTTACGAGAGAAAGCCATCTAGGATGGCTAGGAATGCAAGAAGCAGAAGTTATTAGTCCGGTGATGAATCGTTTGTATGAACTAAATGTTGGTACAGATAATACAGTTTCCTTTATTAATGACTTACCCACTGAATACATCAATGATGATGTTGTATATAAGTGGTTTCTGCAGGGTTCTGATGAACGAAGCATTCCTCTAGCTAAAGCTACCACAGATGCTGCTGGTTCAAATTCTGTAACAGATGCAGCTCAAGCAGGATTAGCAAGAGGAGTATTCTTCTTGTGGTTTCCTGAAAGATATTTTGAAGCTACATCTCATATAGTAGGCGAAAAACCCGAAGTATATCAATTGCGTGTTTTAGAAGATCCTGCCAATGTAGGTAGTCTATGGAGATATAAAGTACAACTCTTTACAGGGGATGATACTTTATGGGTTCCAGCTAGTGAATTAACTGCAAACACATTATTTTCTGAACTCTTTGGAATGGTTGAACAAGAACTGTCTAAAAGAGGTACTGGTGTTCACCATACCGCTCCATATCAAATGGAGAATGTAACAGCCATGATTCGTAAGAATTATGATGTTCCTGGTAATATGATTAGTAAAGGTAAAAATAAGCCGTTGGCTTATGCTTTTATTGACCAAGATGGTAAAACAC